GCAATGCAAACTCGTCATTGGGATGCCACCTTCGTTGCGAGATCTGTTTCAGCTGCTCGGCAGTCAGCGGGACGCCGTCACGCGTCTGGGATCGGATCTCGCCGCGAATAACGGCATAGTAAATCTGTTTGGTGACTTCTTTTGGATCCCGAAAGCCATAGTCAAAGTGCTCCTCGAGCTTGCCTGGACGCAGCTACATCACACGAGCGCCAACTTCGGATACGGGATGGGGCGGCGGAAGGTGTCGTATTCCTGCGAGGTCCGCGCGTACCTTAGCATCATCACAGCATACCGGGTCGCAGACATGAGGTCGTCGCCTTCCTTGTGCACCTTACCATCCTTGCGATGAAAGAGCCGGTATTCTTCGAACCAATCATTAAGATGCTTGAAGACTTTGAAGCGACCGGATTGCATTCGCACCAGCATGTCGGCAATGCCAGCCTCAACGCTAACACTACCGTCCAAAAACTGAGCGTGCTCAAACCACATATCGAGCCCTTGCGCGCGATACTGCTCTGCAAGCGCAATGCCAGCACCTTCCAAAGTTTCTCTCTTCCCATCTCGTGGCCATGCCCATCGGAGATCTTTGCCCCAAGCACGTAGCGCACTCGCATGGATGATCGGCGTTGTCTGACGAATGCGATATGTTTTGCTCACATAAACCGTATCCGTATCGATGTCGTGCACCAGCTCGACTGCAGCGAACGGATGATCCCAGCCAAAATCCATCCCCCCGATGCGCGGCCAATGGCTCGGAAATTCACGCTGCTCGATCGCCAACGTTTCTTCCGCAACAGGGAAGATGCGACCAGAACCGAGCACGGGGACGCCCTTGACGCGCGCCTCAAGCTCATGCGGCGCATAGGATGCTGCAATACGTTCCTTGTCGGCTTCGGTGAAGTGCGGAGCGTCATCAATCGTCGCGGTGATCACTACACGATCGGGTGATGGGTCGAGCAGGAAGCGGCGCACGACCTCGGACATGCCGAGCAGGGGAGTAAAGCACATATAGACTATCCCGCCCGTCTCGTTCGTTCGTGTCAGCCCCTCGACATAGATATCTTGATCGGGCTCTTCGTCGAAATAAACGACTTCCAACGCGGCGCCCTGCCATTTCTCACGGCCGCGCTCGTAGCTTTTGAATTGGAGGTTGGAAAGACCTCCACTGATGTGTCGGATGCTCACGGTATCAATGGCGGCCGGAATACCGCGTGCTGTGGCAACGTTGGCGATCGCGGCCTTCGGAATCATACCCGTACCCCATTCGGATTCCCGAAAGGGCGGCCCAATCAGCATCTGCTGCAAGACGTCGCGCGTTGATTCGCTGGTGACGCCGGCAGCCCAGGCTCGCACCGGTTTATCGAACCGTTTGCCGCGCCACCATTCCGGATAGTCACCCGTCAGATGAAGCGCCAGTTCGGCGGCGCCGCCCATGGTTTTGCCGAAGCGGTTTGCGCACATGAACAAGCGCTCACGGTGCGTGGCGCCGGCCTCATGAAAAGCGGCCTGCTTGGGATATGGAGCATAGTGCGCCAGCTTATTTTCAACCGCACGCTGCTCTTTGATCTTAGCGATATTGGCGAGAACCTGCTCGAGCTGTTCTGGTGGAACATTCTTAAGATCGAAGGTTTCCATTAATGCACCGTGTCACCGTCTTCGTCCTTCGACCTTTCGCGCACCATGGTGAGGTGGTCCTTGATCGCAATCGTCAGCTGATCCAGATCTGCATCAGACATGTCGGCCATGACGCTCTCGATCGCCAACTCCTTCGGCATAACCGACAGCACAGCTTTGACGTACTCGATCGGCTTGTCTCGATAGGCGCGTTGGAGCGCGTGGAGGCCCTTGGTCATCTTTGCGACGGGGTCGAGTTCGGTCCAATGGTGCAAGATGTCCTCGAACACCTTCTTCGTGAGCCGATTGCGTGTGTCCTTTGCGCGTCCGGCAGGATTGCCCGAGACGCCTTTTGGAAAAGGTTTGAGCATCTTCACTCCTAATTAAAGATGTGCCCCGGCCGCAAATCGCAAGCCGGGGCACGGGCGGGTGATAAACAGCAAGAGCCCCGCCTATTGAATTAGCGGTGTGTTGTGTCCCGAATTTTATCAATATTCGGGCCTTTTTGATTAAAGGTTTTGTTGGCCCATTCGTCGCCGAAATCCGGTTGGGGGCGCTCTCCATCAGGGTTATAAACAGCGGGCTTGCGAGGAGCAGTAATGCCGCCGCAGAAACGGTCTAGGTCCTTAGTCGCCATTTTGAACATTTCCTCGGTTTTGCACACCGGGATTCGGCTTCTGATTCACGGTGCGGCCGATGCTGTATTTCTCGTAGCCACCATAAGTATCGGTCTGTTTCGACATTAGTTGGTCATCGGCCAAAGGGTTTTTCGTGGCCTTGATTGTATACTTTCCGACATAACTCGCCATGATTAAACTCCAGTACCCCTTTTGGGGTGGTTTTGACTGCGGGACGCGACCCCGCTGAACCCGGCGAGCCCGGCGTTGCTCTTATCTTCCGACCAATTAGCGGACTTGTTATCGTCAAAGGAATGGCCGTATTTCACTTGCTTGTCGATTGTCCCGCTAAGGTCGATGGTGTTATCGAGCATCGAGCCCTTCGGGCCGGATTCGGCCGTGTACACATTCGGCTTGCGCGAGGGATAGTAAGCGTCACGGCTTAAGCCGGTGACTTTGCTTTCTTTAAAATCTGGGCTATAAGTCCCGCGATAAACTGGCACTTAGGTATCCTTTCTTTCGGTTTGTTTTGAGTCTTCGATTTTCCGGACCAATGCTTGACATAGTACATCCGTAGTCGGATCCGGCAGGCTAACTGCGGAATGGATACGGCTGATAGCGTTCAACCGTTTCGTGAAGTGTGTAGTGCCTTGGCCGAGTCCTTTGACCAAGAAGGCACAGACGGCTGCAGGGTGCGCGGGAAGCGGCGGAAGCGGTGGATCCCAAGCTGTCGAACAATACTGCTTAAATTCCTCGAAGACCTTTCGATCTCCTGGCTTGATTCGCGTGGCCGAGTTCACCACAGCGGCCGCGTCATGCACGAAGGGCGCGATGCTCGCCTCGATCTTGTCGTAAAGCGCCTCGAGCTCTGCTGCATGGGCGGCCTCTTGCGCCTCGCGCTCGCGCCGTTCTTCGGAAACGCGGTCGGCCTTGGCTTGCTCTTCGGGAGTCCAATCGAGAAAACCACAAATCCCTGTTCCGATGGTCATGCAATCAATCTCCTTAGGATGCGTCTCGTTTCAATTGCCCAATTCGAGTAGCGATTTTGATGGCGCGATCGCCTTTCGCGCCGTCAAGCTGTCGGTACAGATCTCGCATTTCATCTTCGCTGGCTGCTCCACGCGGACGACTAACGCCCGGCACTTGAACAGGCGGAACAGGGCGGCGATGTTGGGCAAGTGCTTTTGCCGAGACGCTCTCGCGCGCCATTTTGGCGGCGATGGCATCTGCCAACATGAGCTGGCCCTGAGCCGTGCGCAACGAACCGGCCTTCCACTGCGCGTCGATTTGCTCTTGGCTCATGCCCATGTCTTCTTTGAGATACCGCTTCGCGGCCTCGCGCATCTTGCCTTGGTTGGCCCAGAGTTGTGGATGGCGCCTTTCCAACTCGCGCTGAAAAACATCGTCGTGTTGCTTCCCCCACTGCGCCAACTGCTGGTCGCGAGCCTGCGTGGCGACGATCTGTTGCGCGTTCCTAAGATGCTGGCTCTGCTGTAAGTGCCCCAGCAATGCATTGTGACGATCGACGGCCGTTGCCAGCCAGCCACGCCGCTCGGGGTCTGTGACCAGCGATGGATCGCGAAGTTCCTGTTGCGTGAACTCCGCCGGTAACCACTGCCTGATTTCGCCTATCTCGTTCGCGGCCGCGCGTTCGCCCTCCGAAATGTTTTGCCAATACGCTGCCGCGCGCCTCTGCGCCTCAAGGGCTCGAGCTTGCTGCGCCTGCGCATCGGGCTGCGGCTGTTGCTGCTGAGGAGCGGGCTCGGGTGCCGTTGGCGCGGCCAAGGCCTGTTGAAGCTCAGCGTTTTGCAGCGCCTCGCGGCCTTGCAGCTCGGCCATCAAATTTTGCTCTTGCTGCTGCGCGAACGTTCGCCAATTCTTCATCGCGCGGTTGGCTTCAGCTAGGTTCTTGAACCCGTCTAGTGCTGCATCGACGG